CTGCAGGTTTTGAAATTCAAGTTAGACCACGAAGTGGATTAGCATTAAAACATGGAGTAACCGTTTTGAATTCGCCTGGAACTATTGATTCTGATTATCGAGGAGAAATTGGTGTTATTTTAATTAATCATAGCAGTACGGTTGTTGAATTTGCAAAAGGAGAGCGAATTGCACAATTGGTTATGGCTCGTGTAGAACGAATAGAATGGCAAATAACTGATTCATTATCTGGAACAAAACGAGGCAAAGGCGGTTTTGGATCAACAGGCAAATAACATGATTGGACAACAAGAAAATACACTTTGGGTAGAATCATTTCGCCCAGACACATTAGAAGGATATATTGGCAATGAACATATTATCGAAAAAGTTAAGATCTTTATCGCAAATGGTGATGTTCCGCATCTATTATTTTATGGATCAGCTGGAACAGGCAAAACAACGTTGGCGAAAATAATTGCAAACAGCGTAGATGCAGATTTAATGTATATTAATGCGTCAGATGAAAACTCAGTAGATGCGGTACGAGATAAGATTAAGCGGTATGCATCTACGGTTGGGTTTCGTCGTTGGAAAATCATTATTTTAGATGAAGCAGATTATTTAACGCCGAATGCACAAGCTGCACTTCGCAATTTGATGGAAACGTATAGCAAAACAACACGTTTTATTTTAACATGTAATTATGTTGAAAAAATTATTGATCCGATTCAATCTCGTTGTCAAACATTTGCTATTACGCCTCCAAATAAATCTGATGTAGCAAAGCGATTGGTAGCGGTATTGGATGAAAAAGGTGTTACATATGATATTAAAGATGTAGCAGCAATCATCAATGCATCATATCCAGATATTCGCCGAGCAATTAACGCTGCACAGGCATCTGTTGTTAACGGCAATTTACAATTAGATAAAGCAAGTGCAATTCAAGCCAATTATATGACGGAAATATTGGAAGTTTTGAAAAATGCTAAAGACAAAAAAGCTGCATTCAATAAAATACGTCAGGTTATTGCAGATAGTAAAGTAAAAGATTTTACACCATTATATACTTTTCTTTATGATAACTTAGATGATTTTGCACATGGACATATTGCTCCGTGTATTTTGATTATTGCAGAATCTCAATTTAAAGATGCAAGTGTGGTAGATAAAGAAATCAACATAATGGCAATGTTCGTAAACTTATTAGGAGAATTATGAGTAAATTAAATATCAATATTGGTCCAAATGATATGGAACCAATTATGTGCAAAGAATGTAATGGAATATACTTTCGTCAAGTTATGGCAATCAATAAAGTATCTAAATTTTTAACGGGTGCTGATAAAGATACTATGGTGCCAATTCCAGTATTTAGATGTGATGATTGTGGCTTTGTTCCAGAAGAATTTCAACCAATAAAACTTAAAAAATAATGTCTGTACCATATCATAAAGATTTAGTTTCAATTGTTTTTAAAACATCAAATCGTAGTAATGCAAAAACTAAAATCAAAACGTTTCGAAACAAATCAATGGATGATATTTTAAGTGCAAAACGAATTATAGGAATACCAGATACGGCTGTTATTTTAGAAGCAGGAATGGGTGAATATTTAGAACAACAATATCGTAAAAAATATAAATTATAATAAATGGCAGAAGAAAAGAAAGGAGCAACGATTTTTGATTTTATTGGTGGTGTAACAGATAAAAAACAAGAATGGAAAAAATGGTCTGAAACAGATCAAAAGAAATTTACGCCATTTATTGTTAATCGTTGGTTATCGATGCGAATGGAATTAACGGAATTAGTCAATGAATTGCAAACATATACAATTGGATTACTTAGACCGCAAGAAACATATCGATTGTATTATGAACTTTTGCCTACAAATAAAAGCTTTGCAAAATACATTAAAGGCAAAGCTGAAGATAAATTTGATAAAGATTTAATTACGCAACTTGCAGAACATTATCAAATTAGCAAATCGGAAGCAACGGATTATGCAGATTTAATGGATAAGGTTACATTAGATCGTATTATAACCATGTATGGATATAGTGAAAACGAGAAAAAACGTATGTTAAAAGGAATCAAGTGAGCGTAAATACACAAACACATTACAAAGGTAAGGATAGTCTTTATAAATTTGCAGAAGAGTGGGGATTGAATACCTATGAGTTTGATATCATTAAACGCATTGTAAGATGCCGTCACAAAGGTTCATTTGAACAAGATTTGCAAAAGACTAAAGATTTAATTGACATTTATATAAAAGAACAATTGGATTCGTTTAAATAATTTCATATAATATAGTATGAAAGGTACCTACATCAATCCAGTATATAGATTAGCAGTACGAGATGCAGCTTCTGTACCAAGAAAGATATCATATTCGCAATGGTCAATGTATGAACGTTGTCCGCTTTCTTGGAAATTATCATATATCGATGGTCTAGCGCCGTTCCAGGCATCAATTGAAACGGTGTTTGGAACGGCATTCCATGAGACATTTCAGTATTTCTTAACCGTAATGTATACGGAATCCGTTAAGAAGGCAGAAGCACTCGATTTGCGAGGAATATTGCAAAATAAATTGCGAGAAGAATATGCACGATGCGTTCAAGAGTTTGGGGGAGAACATTTTTCGAATCCATTGCAACTAGCAGAATATTTAGAAGATGGTGCTGCTATTCTACAATGGTTTAGCAAAAGGCGCGGACAATACTTTTCAAGTAAAGATTGGGAATTGGTTGGTATTGAAATTGAATTATGTCATCCAGCATCGCCCAAGAATACATCGGTATATTGGTATGGTTTTATCGATGTTGTTATGCGACACGTTCCTACCAATACTTTCAAATTGTTTGATATTAAAACATCTCGCAATGGTTGGAAGCAATCAGCTAAATCGGACGCTATGAAGTCGGCACAATTGATTGCATATAAAAATTATTTTGCAGAACAGTTCGGCGTGCCTAAAGAAAAAATTGAAGTTGAATTTTTTATTGTTAAGCGCAAAATTATTGAAGAATCAATGTTTCCGCAAAAACGAATTCAAAATCATAAACCAGCAGCCGGATCCGTAACGCAAAAGAAAGTTCAACGGCAGATTGAATCTTTTGTCGATGCGTGCTTTGATGCAGACGGCAATAAGAATGCTGATAGAAACTATGTAGCAGTTGCTGGTAAAGGTGCTGTTAATTGTAAGTATTGTCCATTTAAAACAGATTATGAACGTTGTCCTAAAGAAAATAGGATTCGTGAATAAAATTCATTATAATAAAGTATGATTAAATGGACACACAAACATGTATATGTCTACGAATTTCAAATGCAAAATCATCCAACGTGGCCTGGTACTAAAACATGTGTCATAGAGTATTCGTTATGTACAAATATTGATGATCCTAATCATAAAGAAAATAGAAAAACATTGGAACAAATGCTTCGTTTAGTATACGGGCATTATCCAAAAGGTGTTAAATTTGTACGAGAACGACGATGAAACGAATTGCAATTATCGGAAATACGGATTGGCAAAACAAAAGAAAAATACAAGAAACTTTACAACTTGTCAAAAAGAAGTTTGGAGATGATTTAATTGTAGTTGGTGCCGGCGGCAATGAAGGTGCTAACAGTATGGTTAGAAAATATGCATTAGAATTTGGATTGCGATACGAAGAATATAATCCTTCATTTTCGGGACATAACATGTATTCTGCAATGCCAGAATCATATTATGGCAAACCATATCATTTTTCTCAATTACATCATCGAATGCAACTCATTGCAGAACGTTGCGATTACATGATGATTTTAAACAATCAAATGCAATTAGATCCGGTGCTACAAACAGCATGGACTCGAACTAAAAAATTACAAAAACCTGTGGTTATACTAGGTTAAACTATATTTATATAAAAGTTATAAAAGATAAAATGCAGGTACCAAAATAAAAAAAAATCGATTCTAACAAACCTAAGAAAAAGAAAATTCTATTGTTAGCAGACGATTTTCGATTGCCATCTGGCATCGGAACAATCAGCCGAGAAATTATTTTTAATACCGTTCATCACTATGATTGGGTTCAATTAGGTGGAGCACTAAAACATCCAGAAGCGGGACAAGCATATGATTTATCTCAGCAGGTTGCACAAGAAACGGGAATCGAAGATGCATCAGTTAAAATCATTCCATGGAATGGATATGGCGATCGAAACATATTAATAGCATTGATAAACAATGAACAGCCTGATGCAATATTTCATTTTACAGATCCTAGATATTGGACATGGCTCTATGCAATCGAGCATGAAATTAAAACTACATATAATATTCCTATAGTATATTATTCAATATGGGATGATTTACCATATCCAATGTGGAATGCACCATTTTATGCAAGTTGTGATTTGATTATGGGTATTAGCAAACAATCTGATAATATTCATCGAGAAGTACTCACACAAAATGGATTCGATGTTGTAAACTATGATGCTGAAGATTCGGTACCAACGGATATAAAATGGAATCAAATTATTACTGGGTTTGTTCCTCACGGGTTGAATCATAATACATTTCAACCATTAGATTCTAACGATGCAATATACAAACAAGTTTATGAAAGCGTTAAAACTAAAAACGATGTTGATTTTGTAGTATTTTGGAATAATCGAAACATTAGAAGAAAACAACCAGGCGATTTAATTTTAGCGTTTAAAACATTTGTTGATGGATTGCCTGCAGATCAAAGACAACGCGTAGCATTACTAATGCATACGCAGATTGTAGATGAAAATGGAACAGATCTACGAGCCATTTTTAAAACATTAGCACCAGATTGTAAAATATTATTTTCAGAACAAAAACTATCTCATGCTGAATTAAATGCTATGTATAATGTTGCAGATGTTGTTGTTAACATTGGTAGCAATGAAGGATGGGGACTTAGTTCAACTGAAGCTATATTATCAGGAACTCCGATTATTAACAATGTAACCGGCGGATTGCAAGACCAATGTGGTTTTACGGATGAAAACGGAGAATGGATTAGATTCAATGGCGATTTTGCAACTAATCATGCAGGAAAATACAAATTACATGGTCGATGGGCTAAACCAGTATTTCCAAGTAATAGATCACTTCAAGGCTCGCCAGCTACTCCGTATATTTTTGATGACCGAGCAAAATATGAAGATGTTGCAGATGCAATTGCATATTGGTATAATACACCAAAAGCAACGCGAGAATTATTTGGACTAGAAGGACGAAATTGGGCAATGAAAAACGGATTAACGGCCGAACAAATGGGTAATAAAATGATTGAAATGATTGATTATTTGTTTGAATCTAAATTAGAGACGCGTGCAAGATATACATTAACTAAAGTTACATCAAAAAAATACGAAAAAACAGGAATAGTATGCAATCAGTTATAATAGCATCACCAGTAGCAACACAATCGGGTTATGGACATCATGCTCGAGAAGTAATTGCAAATTTTATAGAACAACGTGGTAAAGAATGGGATATTAAACTTTTATCGTTGCCGTGGGGTCACACTCCATTTACATATCCAATACCACAAGATTGGAATCAAAGAATAATTCCATTGCCATTAACATATCAACCAGATATTTGGGTTCAAATTACCGTACCTAATGAATTTCAAGCTGTTGGAAAGTATAATATTGGAATTACGGCAGGCACCGAAGGTGATGTATGTCCAGAAAAATGGATTGACAATTTAAATTCAATGCAATTAATTATTGTTCCAAGTGAATTTACTAAAACGGTATTTGAAAACACTGCAAAACAATTTAATAAAAATATTACTACTCAAATAGAAGTAATTCCTGAATATTTTGATGAATCCATTTATAATAATAAAGTCTTTGGAGAATTAGAAATTTTAGATCAGATTACAGAACCATTTGCATTTTTATCAGTAGGTCATTGGTTGCAAGGACAGATTGGAGAAGATCGTAAAAATATCAGCGGATTGATTCATTGTTTTTTTACTACATACAAAAATCAAAAAGATGCCCCGGCACTTATATTAAAATCAAGCGGCGCAACATATTCAGTTATGGATCGAATGGAGATTGAAAATAAAATCGAACAGATTCGAGATATGTTTCCAAATACAAAATTACCAAATATATATTTGTTACATGGCGATTTAGCAGATGAAGAAATGAATTTACTTTACAATCACTCAAAAGTAAAAGCCATGGTATCATTTACTAAAGCCGAAGGATTTGGTCGTCCATTATTGGAATTTTCAACAACCGGGAAACCAATAATTGCACCGCATTATTCTGGACAAGCAGATTTCTTAAAGAAAGATTTTATTTGTTCGTTACCGGGCGGATTAACTGAAATTCATCCATCTGCACAAAATGATTTTTTACCTAAGGGGGCAAAATGGTTTACTCCGGATTATGGATATGCTAGCAAAATGCTAAAAGAGGTACAAAAAAATTATAAGAAATGGCAAGAATTAGCTAAACGGCAACGTTATTTTGTAAATTCAACATTTACTAAAACTGCAGTAGCAGCTGTATATAAAAAGGTATTTAATATCATCGATGGTGCGATATCTTCAATACCAAAACAAGTACAATTGAATTTGCCGTCTTTGACAAAAAAACAAGATGCCCCAAAAATAACATTGCCAAAACTAAAAAAAGTTGAAGCATGAAAATAAGTTATGCAGTTACTGTTTGTAATGAATTTATAGAAATACAACGACTCATTAAATTTCTATTAGAAAATAAACGAGTACATGATGAAATTGTTGTTTTATATGATGCAAAAAATGGCGATGTTGAAGTTGAATCATTTTTAAGAGCCAATTCCATTAATGGAGAATTTGCATGGCATAAAGCAGAATTTCAAGGACATTTCGCAGATTGGAAAAACAAATTAACTAGTTATTGTAATGGTCATTTTATTTTTCAAATTGATGCGGATGAAATACCTCATATCAATCTAATGCAAAACTTGCCGGCATTATTAGAAGAAAATCCAAACGCTGATATGATTAGAGTTCCAAGAGTAAATACAGTAGAAGGCTTGACTCAAGAACATATTACAAAATGGGGATGGAACGTAAATGAAAAGGGTTGGGTTAATTGGGCAGATTGGCAACAGCGTATTTATAAAAATACTCCAGAAGTTAAATGGATAAATAAAGTTCATGAAGTATTAGATGGATATAAAATACACGGAATGCTTCCTGCAGAAGAAGAATGGGCATTATATCATCCAAAAATGCTCGATCGACAAATCAAACAAAATGCCTACTATGATACATTATGAATAAAATAGCAATTATAATAGGCGGATGGTATTTTCCAAAACATTTGTATGATAATGTAATACAGTTAGTAGCACCAACAGATTACACATTAGAATTCTTTGTAATGTCTCATAGGAATCCAGCAACAACGGATATATCAAAAGAAATGTTAATGCGAACCGAATCCAATAATGTATTTGATCATACATTATATTCAGATATTGCTTCATATGAACATTTAACCAACTTGGGTTACAAAGTACATGAATGTGCAAATGCTATTGGTGATTATTATTTTTTTAATCAATGGGCGGAACTATATGATTATAAACAGTATGATTATGTTGTTTTTATGCACGATGATAATTTTATTTTACCAAACTTTAAAAATTTATTGATTGATTTATTTGAAAATCAACTTAATTTATATAAATTTAATAAAAGTTGGGTTTCAACTACAAAGTTTGATAATTTTGATTATATTGCAAATTCACCAGTAGGAAATAGAAAAACGGCGCGAGGTTCGTTTAGTATCTGGTCAAAAAATTTATTACAATCTATGAACGGCATATTTCCAATGAATAATGTTAAATTAGATAGAACAAATTTAAATGATACCCCATATGGACATGATCAATTGGCCGATTGGAATATGGTCGGTCGAAATTTTCAAGATCATGTAGAAACCAATGGATTTATGCAATCTACTTATAGATTATCTAATGTATATCGGATTAGTAAATATCTGATCGAAGCCGAACGAGGATTAATTGGTCACGTAAAAGTAAATGCACATGGGTTTGTGCAAGAATTGAAAAAAGTTATAATATGAGAAACATTTTATTTTTTACATCACTTAAAGCAAATGATCCTAATTTGGATGCATATAAAGAATGGTCTTTGCTATCATGGCAATATTATGCAAAAAAATATGATTTAGATGTTTTTATTTTAGATCAACCATTATGTGATACTGAAATAATGCGACCAACCTGGCAACGTTGGTATGTATATGATTTGTTAGAAGCCAATGGATATGATAATGTTGGTCAAGTAGCATTGATTGATATTGATACTATGGTTCGATGGGATGCTCCAAATATATTTGAAGTAGCTGGCGATAATTATGCCGGTGTTATTGATGACTTAAGTATTGAATGGATTTGGAATAGTATACACGGTTATAAGAAATTTTTTCCAGATGTACAATTAGATTGGTTTAACTATATCAATAATGGCATATTAGTATTACCAAAAAATGGTAAAGAATTTTGTGATAAAGTTAAACAATTCTATGATGAAAATCAGGATGAATTGCGTAATTTACAACATCATACTTTAAAGAAAGGAACAGATCAAACTCCAATTAATTATTTAGCTCGGCAACATTTTAAAGATATTAAACTATTGCCTAAAACATTTAATATGACACATATGTATAAAACAGAAGCATTTGTTGATTGGATTTTTGTAAAATGTAGTTACATATGGCATTTTAATGGTATTCCTAGAGAACAACGAAATAACTACATGCAATCTACATGGGAACATATAAAAAATAATTACGTATGATATTAAATAATATACCAGATAAGACTCAGTATAAGGATACGACGTCTCATAAATTTAAACAAGATGTTATTGATTTTTTTACGGATAAAAAATTAAAAACATGTATTGAATTAGGAACTAACCATGGTTGGACTACTAGAATATTAAGTGATTTATTTGAGCACGTATATACTATTGATCACAAACAAAGCAATACTGATTTAGCTAAAGTAAATAACGCAGATAAAACTAATATAACATTTATTACTGGCGATGCATATAATTCGGCAACATATCAAGGATTGCCCAAAATTGATGTAGCATTCATTGACTGTATTCATACATACGATGCAGTAATTGCAGATATAAATTCATGCATCTCATTAATGGATACAGACTGTGGTATGTATTTTATTTTCGATGATCACGGACATCCGCAAGCTATTGGAGTAAAACAAGCTATCGATAGAGCAATCATGGAAGGATTGGTTGTTGAATGTTATATTGGACATGATACTGGCTATCAATATAATGATACTAGCATTTTAATTGATAAAGAAGGCGTAATATTAAGTTATGGCAAAAACTAAATTTGCAATTGGATGTTTGATACAATGGTATGAAGCTGATATAGTAGATGAATATTTATCAACATTACGAACTGCGATTGATTTATATGATGAAGATGTTTTAGTTGACATCATGGTTTCGACTAACGAAGATTTAGAAAAATGTGTTTCTGCAGAAGAAATGGATTATTGTTTGCGAACAATAACATATGCGGCATCAAAAAACAAATTTAAATTCAATATTACATCAGATTTAATAACAATTGCAGATTATCGCAGAACATTCAATGAAATTTATTGTGACAAATCAGATGTATTGATTTGGGGCGAAACGGATATGTTAGTTCCAATGCAAATGTTTGATGCATTAGATAATTTACATCAAAATGTAACTACGCCTAAATATATTGCAACATTTGGTATTTGTAAAATGTGGGATGATTCATGGAAAGAATTAGAACATATTAAATTTACAGATAAACCTTTTATTGAAAATGATTATGATAACTGGTGGTCATTGAAATATACAATGAATGCTAATGAAATGAATGAAATTAATTCTGATGTATCTGAATTAGATGTTCGTATAATACAAAAACATAAATTCAATGGATGTGGATTAGTTATATCATCCGAAGTTATTAAATCAGGCGTTAACATTCCTAGGTCTGTATTCTTTGTGCACGAAGATACTGCGTTCATGTTAATGATACAACGAGTATTAGGTAACATACCACAATATCATTTTAAAAATATATTAGTTGTGCATAACAGAAATCATCCTAACAAACGAAATTACATACAAGGCGAAATGGGTGATACTTTAAATAAAAAACGAAGAAGCAATGATTGGTATGTAAAAGCAAATTCATTTTCGGAACAAAATTGTTACAACATATTCAATCCAAATTATAAATCATTTACTTGGACGGACGTATGGAAATAGCATTTTTTACCGAAATGGGGTTCAATGGAAAAATTCCTAGAACTCATGAAAATATGAGAACAGAATTTGCATGGATGGTTGCTTTAAATGCAGATCATTACAATATAAAACAAACGCCAGCAAAAACATATGATTTAGGTATCGTTATTATTCCTAAAAAAGATCCCAATTTCAATATCGATGATTTAAAAGTAAATTGCAAGAAAGTTGCAGTAATGCAAGAAGGTCCAAATTGGTACTGGCAAGATTATTCATTAGAAA